GCGCGAAAGCGCTGATAGGCGATAGCCGTCTCCGACTACCCACCTGTTGCTCTCATTGCGAGCTGCGTCAGAGTGGGGGTTGCCCCAAGCGTCACTGTACCACGACCATCTTCTCGATGGCCCTCCTTGTAATAACCCGGAGGGGTGGCACTTTGGTCTAAAATTGTTGTGTTGCTATAAGAGGTCTAGCCTTCTGGATGTATCTTATCCCTCGGGATCTGAAAGATATAGAAAGCAATGGCCTAGCGTCCAGGTCCCCTTATTCCAAGGAAACGAGGAAACAGGGGGGAGCCAGCGCCTTACACGTAGTCAACAATGTGACACCTAAGTGTCTGTTGAGCTGTGTTATAGAGTGTTCTCGATACCGTCAGCGGCCTAGTCGCCCGGGTCCGAAACTCGAACCACGAGAGAATGGAAGTGACTGGCATCAAGTAGGCAAATAGTAAAGGAAAGTTATAACCGCACGGAGCCTCGCTGTGTAAGCAGAGGTTAGTACGGCAAGAAGCTATCCGTTGGAGAGAGAGGACACGACCCAGAGGCATCGTTGAATATTTAACTAACAAAATAATCATAGAGATGTCGAAGGGCTCCGTTGGTGGGTTCAATACCACCAAACCCCATGGCGTCGCAAGACGCGGTCGGGCTGGAACTTACTTCGAGGAAAGGTAGTGATTGCGCCGTGCTCTAGTAGCACAGTAGGGTCTTTCAGGCTTAATTGCCTGTCGGACCCTCAGAGGGCGGAATGTAAAATTCACTTCAGGTTCCAATAATAAAACTCCGAGAAAGGAGTACGAAACGCTGTATGCTCCATGTATGTCCTACACAGAGTGGAATGGACTACATGGGTTCAGAGAAATCGAACCCCTGCCGAATCAAGGTAGTAAGGTTGCGTATGCAGACCTAGTATAAACTGAGTTCCGGAGACTACATCCTGCAGTGAGGGGCTAAACCCCTGACTATTTGACAGGACTTGTCACCCAGAAACGTCAATCCGTTGGCTGTACAGCCTACCTGCGGCCCCTGTAGCAATATGGGGAAACCGAAGTGTGAAGATTGGATTAAGTTGCAGACCACGTACTCTTATCATGTTAATGAAAGGTTTATCTGCTCTGCGGCGGACTCCAGACTTTACTGGTATGGCCCGTGTAAAAGCGGGTCAACCGTTAGTGAATTGGTTTATTAAACTGATTCATTTGACGGTCGGCCGGATCAACAAATCTTACGTGACAATTTCTGTGGTTTTTGCAAACAAGGTGTACCGCTTGGTTCGGAAACAGGGGACTCCAGGTGCCGTTAAGTACCTGAAGGCCTCATATATCCTTACTATGCAGTCCGCCTCGGGGCATAAAGTACATTCTACGCGATCTCTAGGAGCGGCAGTTAGCAGAAACCTCAAAGGTTTCCCACGGTGTATTCCCGTCCAGCATCGAGTTCTAATGCGGTCCGGTAGGGTGGAGGTTATCAGATTCTGGTTATCCTTGTTCTCGATTTATCGAGTACTCGAATATACCGGTAAGCTCAACATCTCGACTATTACCGATCCCTTTCACGGGGATTGGCAGTTTATCGAGACGTTAGAGCTAAGATCTTTTATTCCTCTATTCTACCTTATGCTTGAACAAGGTACTGGAGCTGCAGATGCCGTGAGAAGCTTCATTGCTGAAGGTAAAAGAGTGAAATCTGGTGATCTCGACGCTGTTACTCCTGCGTTTGAGGCTCAACCTTTCCCTATTGCGAAATCCGGCCCACAGTGTCATGCTGGGGTTGTATCAACAGGGGCGATGTCTCTCCAAGCCAAAGCTATTCTACGCGATAAAGGCCTGTACAAGGCTTTTAAAGAGTGGACAGCTGAGACTGGGAACATTCATCTCCTCCGGATTCTGGAATATTTAGGACTCCATTGCCCTTTCGATCATACACCAAGTGATGTATCACGATTAGGACTTAAAGTGGAGCCCGCTGGTAAGGTTAGAGTCTTTGCAATGGTTGACTGCTGGACTCACTGGTTATTAGCTCCGCTACATGATGCAATCTTTGATGTGTTGCGCGGTATTCCTCAGGATGGGACCTTCGACCAACTTGGGCCGATTAAAAGACTGATGGCGTATGCTCGAGAATATAGACTTTCGGGTTTATATTCTTATGACTTATCCGCTGCGACCGACCGGTTACCGGTCGTGCTGCAGCAGGTACTTCTTGAATATGTCCTTGGTCCTAGATTGGCTAAAGCATGGGTTCTCCTTCTGACGGATCGTGGCTACCGACTCTCTCCCGACGCATTGGTTAACGCCGGTGTGAAAGGGGAAGCACGGAACTATCGATACGCAGTTGGGCAACCCATGGGGGCAAGATCATCCTGGGCTATGCTAGCGTTAACGCATCACTTTGTGGTGCAGCTAGCAGCTTACAGGGTAAGGAAATTAGTGGATTGGTTCCCGGCATATGCAGTACTTGGTGACGATATCGTCATCGGGGATAAACGTGTTGCTGAGGAATACTACCGAATTATGGTCGAAGCACTTGGTGTTAGTATCAATCGAAGCAAGTCTCTGGTTGCGGAAGTTGGTATTAGCATGGAGTTTGCTAAACGGTTCATTTGGAGGGGACAAGATGCCTCCCCTATCTCCCTAAAGGAGGTAGCGGTTGCGTCCCACTCTCTTCCGGCATTCGTCGAGCTTGCTCGACGGGCAAAAATGGTCTCTTTAGCTAGATATCTCTCGGTCGTAGGAATCAGTAATACGGCTAAATCGGCCCTAACGGGCCTATTCAGCAATCTACCGAAACGGTGCCGAAATTATGTACTAGCATGGTTCTCACCGAACGGGGTTTCCCCTCTACCATGGGATCTATGGCTGCGACTAACGTCCTTGCGGACGATAGCCGTCATTCCGGACGAGAACTGGCAAGAGATGCTTCAATCGGTCTGGGATGTCGAGTACGACAGGATGGAAACGTCTCTGTTTAAGTTGCAGCGAAAGGTTCAGACCCTTCGCTCTCCTTTCGCAGAGTCGCAACCAACCTCCGGACTCGACAACCGGACGCCTGTCTTCTTGCAGTATGAAGATAGAGTCCCGACTTCGTATGCTACGAAATCACTGACGAATCCGATTTACGATTTGTTAGATGGTTACCTAGTGCGCGACTTCGAACGACTCTCTGTTCTGAGAGCAATGAAGAATGCGAGTAGAGCTAAACTTGATTTTGATTTATCCCTTCAGCCTGAAGATGTGAGAGATGGACTGGGTATTGCCGACTATGAATCCGGGATTTCGGTCTCGGTAGACAAAATCGAAAATATCCTTGAAATCTTTCAAGGTCTAATGGAAGTTGCGAAAGTCGTAGATCGGGTTTCTGCCGAATTGACAGAAGACTTCCGGAAACCTGAGGAGGAAGTAAAATCCCTTATTAGGAATTCGACGAGACTTCTTAAGTTTCGGAACCGACTCACGAAATTCTTCCCTGTCCGAAAGGACCTCGAAGATTGTGGTAAAATTGTCTCTGCAGAACCTACAGAGATTATTGTGTAAGGCTTGTGATGAGCGTGATCCTAAGTTTAACCAGGCAGTGTACTGGCCCGGAAACGGGACCAAACTAAACACGGGATGCAAATAAACAAATGGAACTAAAACGTTATATCGACTCAGAGTCGACGCTTTCGCGACAAAAAGTAACGCCTGTTCTAACGCCAACATAAGGTTTGAATCTTATGGTGTCCGGCTGTATGCTAAGGACCACTCGTTGTGGTAACCTTTAGCACAAGTCATTGGAACGCGTCAGAGCGTCACGG